AGCTCAGCCAGAAATACGACAAGTCAAAGTCCGAAGGTTGCGTCATTTATATCGGGATCACGCTCACCGATTAGGGAGGGTTAGAGGGTTTATGGTGGTAAAACTTAACAAACGAAATGGAGTTATTAAAATGCACAGAGTTGTGAATAACGCTCCCTGTCTCCCCAACAGTCGCCAAGCATCCCCGGAAAAGGGAGGGTTTGCCCTCAGCGCGCCGGCGTCGGTAACTGTTAGGAACCATTCAGGGAAAGCCGTAGATACTTGGCTGGAATATCTGTGCTCAGGGAGGGTTAGACGGTTCTCCAACCTTTTCTTGGTGTTTCGTTTTTTAAAAAGCACATACATATAGTTATAGGGCTTAACTATCTAACTATCCATAAAGGCCCTTGGGAGGGGTATTATTATTATTAATAATATTAAAAAACATAATGATATTAAATATATAAAAAAAAGAAGAAAAAAGGGAGGGTTTGAGAGTTTTTCTGGAGGGTTTAAAAAGGCCTCCCTAAGCCTCCCCGAAAGGAGAATGTAACGATGAAAGACGTACTTAATGACTTCATCCAGGAGCGCTGTATTGTGGATCCGGACGCACGGGTAGTATTTCGGCAATTCTATGACAATTTTAGTTCCTGGTATCACGCTAACATGGGCAGAAAACAACCGGGCGCCGCCTGGGTAGGAAAGCGACTCGGCCAGAAGTACACAATGAATAAGGCAGAGGGCCGCATTATATTTATTGGGATCACACTGAACGATAATGAAGTTGATGAAAAATCATTACGCGTAATGATTCAAAAGAATATCAAAGCGGTCAAACAAACCATATTAGACTTGGATATCACAATCAACGATGATGATGACCGAGAGGCCCTTAAAATGACCAAATGGTTACTTAGTCAATTAAGGGGTCTTAATCGAATGATACTCATTGCCAGAAAACGAAACATTTCGATCGGCTAAACGTGAAGGTGTGGTAACCATGAACATCCTTGATCTGGCCCAGAAAAAAGTGAAGCTTCGGAAGGTCTCATCGACCAACGGCGGCGAGTGGCAGGGTCCGTGCCCTGGCTGCGGAGGTAATGATCGCTTCCATGTCTGGCCCGGGCAGAACCAGGGCGAGGGCAGCTACTGGTGCCGGGGGTGTGGAAAGGCCGGCGACACGATTCAGTTCCTGCGCGACTTTGAGGGGATGTCCTTCCAGGAGGCCTGCGATTATCTCAACATCGATGTGCCAGATCAGCCCCGGCAGTTTGGCCCGGCACAGCGCAGGATTGAACCAGTGGAATTCACACCGGCGGAGCACCAGTCTCCGACCGACCTGTGGCAGACAAAAGCGGAGGCGTTGGTAGTCTGGGCCCAGGGGCAGCTCCTGAAGAACGCCGAGGTCCTCTCCTGGCTCGCCGCGCGCGGGATCGACCGGGCCGCTGCAGAGCGGTACCGCCTCGGATGGAACCCCGGCGAAAAAGGGAAAGACCTTTACCGCGCCCGCACCGCCTGGGGTTTGCCGGTGATCACAAAAGACAACGGCCGCCCCAGGGTCCTCTGGATCCCTCGCGGCCTGGTGATCCCCGCGATCATCGACGGCACCGTTCACCGGGTCCGGATTCGCCGGCCGGAGGGAGAGCCTCGCTACTACGTCATCCCCGGATCCTCCGCTCACATCATGCACCTCGAGCCGCAGCGCCGGGCAGTTGTCATCGTCGAATCAGAACTCGACGCCGTCGCCATCGCCGCGAATAACCAGATCGCCGGCGCCGTAGCCGTCGGGACATCCCATGGGAAACCAGACGCCGCGGTTTACGACAGCCTCAGGGGATCCCTGCAGATCCTCAACGCGCTCGACTTCGACAAACCCGGATCCGCCGCTGGAAAATGGTGGGACGAGCATTTCGATCAGAACGACCGCTGGCCAGTGCCCTGGGGGAAGGACCCCGGAGAGGCCTACGAGTTGGGGATAGACTTGGAATGTTGGATAAAAGCAGGGCTCGCACCGGCGCTGATCATCGACGACAAACAAGCGGCTCCGGCAAAACCTCACAGCCCGGCGCCCGAACCGGCAAAGCCAGAGGCCCGCGTTCTGGTTACCGGGACCGGATCTTTGCATTCTGCCGTCAGGGAACTCTATCAGCTGTTACAAAACAACCCCGCCGTCGTGATCATCAACGAGCCGACCCGGTTTACCATTCTGCGCCACGGCAAGTACGTCGGTGGCCGCATCAATCAACTTGTATTCCAGGTCCCGAAAGTGACGGATTATATCCTGGCGCACCCGGCGGAGAAAATTACAGGAGAGAACTTTATAATATGAAAATAGAAAACATGAAAATCGAGGCGATCAAGCCGTATCCCGGCAACGCGAAAGCACATCCACGGGACCAGGTCAACAAGATAGCGCAGTCGATCCAGGAGTATGGATTTCAGGTCCCGATTCTGCTGGACAAAGAGAACGTGATCATCACCGGGCACGGTCGCCTTCTGGCCGCGAAAAAGCTCAAGATGGAGAGCGTACCGACTGTGCGCATGGACCACCTGACGGACGCCCAGGTCAGAGCCTTCCGCTTGATGGACAACCGGTCGAACGAGTCCGACTGGATCCCGGAGGAGCTGGCCATCGAGCTCAAGGCGCTTTCACTGGAAGGGTTTGATCTCGAGTTGACTGGGTTTGACGGTCAGGAGATTGAGCGCCTGTTTGAGCTCAAAGAAGGTCTGACGGATCCGGACGATGCTCCGCCGCTCCCCGTCGAACCGGTAACGAAGCCGGGCGACGTCTGGCAAATGGAAGGGGAGAATCTAACCCATTATCTAATCTGTGGTGACTGTCGCGAGTCCTCGGTTCTGGACCGGCTGATGCGCGGCGCTGGCCGTGCCGCGATAATATTCACCGATCCGCCGTACAATGTCGACTACGGGGCAACCATGAAAGACGCGCTCCGACACAAAGTATCGCCTCAGAATGCTGGGCGGAAGATTCTCAACGATCATTTCAAAACAAATAAGGAATTCTATGATTTTCTCTATAAAGCGATATCGACATTCCGGCCGTATGTGTCAGGCAATGTCTATATCTGCATGTCATCTAGTGAACTCCATACCATCCAGAAAGCCTTTGCAGATTGTGGCGGCCACTGGTCCGACTGTATCATCTGGGCGAAGAACACGTTCACGATCGGCCGCGCGAACTATCAAAGACAATATGAAGCCATCCCGTACGGTTGGTTTGAAAAGTCCACGCACTACTGGTCCGGGGCAAGAAATCTAAGCGATATTATAGGGACCGACACCCTGCAGTACGACTTCGATGGCGTTCCCCTGGTACGCGTGGAGCCCGGAGGGATCGAGGGGAATCTCTGGGAGTATCCCAAACCGCAGAAAAGTCCGGAGCATCCGACCATGAAACCGGTCGCTCTCGCCGCTCGGGCAATACAGAACAGCTCGAAGCGTGGCGCTGTCGTGCTGGATACCTTCGGCGGGTCTGGGTCAACTCTGACCGGGTGCGAGCAGACCGGGAGATCTTGCCGGCTCGCTGAGCTGGATCCCCGGTACTGCGATGTTACTGTTGTCAGGTGGGAGAACTTCACCGGATGTAAAGCAAAATTAATAAAAGAATAGGAGCTGACATCGCCTGTGGAAAAATCTCAACTGGATAAACTACTTAAACTGGCCTCGGACGAAGAACAGTATCAGCTCAAGGTATTCTATAACGCATCAATCAAGATGTTAAAAGAGTATCAGGTGCAATCGACATCGACAAAGCTCAAAGACCTGCAGGGCGCGGAAGCCGCCCTGGATGACTTCGCCGGCAGGCTGCAGGAGCGATATATGCCGGAGACGAGGACCTTCTCGAACCGCCTCGCGGTGACGAAATATCTGACGGTGGAGGGCTGGAAGGTCTCTAAGTCGACGGTCTATAACCGGACCGGAAAGGCGAAGCTCCTGCCGCGTGAGGACGGTCTGTTCCACCTGAAGGATGTCAATAAGTATGCCGGCGTCTTTTTGAAACGGAAAGACACCGGCAAACGCCTGCAGACCGAACAGGACAACCTGCAGCGTAGAAAGACGGGCCTTGAAGTTGAGAAGCTGGAAGTGGAAATCGCCCGGGCGAAGCACAAACAGAAAGTCGAGGAAGGGTTATATATCCCGCGCGATCAATTTGAGATAGAGCTGGCTTCCCGGGCCACCGTCCTCGATGCCGGGATCGCGCACTTTTTCCAGTCGGATGCCGCCACGTGGATCCACCTCGTCGGTGGTGATCAGCGAAAGCTCCCGGAACTGATCAGCGTACTCATGGCCGCAAAAGATGAATTTATGAACCAGTACGCCAGGGCGAGGGAGTTTGTTGTGGAAATTGGGGAAGAGACGGTTGACAGTTGACGGTTGGCGGTTGACGGCGCGGAAGGGACTTGCTCAAATTCGCACTGCTGGAGGTGAGGTATGCAAGTATCAATCGATGAATATAAATCATACAAAGGCTTTTACGATCTGTGTGAGTTTAAATTAACTAAAAGATTATTTCGAAAATTATGGAGAATCCAAGACAGGTTACACGAGATGGAAGCAAATAAAACATATTATCAAAAATGGCATCCGGTACAATGGGGGGAAGCTAAGGAAATAAGTGCGTGTTATCAGGCGTTACTACTGGAGGTGAGTAATGGACGAACTTAGCAGAAAAACAGTGAAAATTAGGAAGAAACACCGGTGCCTTGGGTGCCTGCGTATTTTCGAGCCGCCGTCACGGATGGAACGCAGCGTATTTGTCTATGACGATATCTTCGCAGTCTATACCTGTGAAACGTGTCAGTGCTTGCTCCGCGAGTTTTCCGACTCATTCCTTGACAGCGATGACAGGTTCCCGGAAGGATGCGTTTCTGAATGTATGTCTGATGAAGGCTGCGAATCACCGGAAGGGCTTTTAGCGAAATACTCTACAGAGGAATGCAGGCCGTAAGGGGGGTGAAGATTGAATAAAATCTTGAACGTGCTCCCGGTCATTATAATGGTTGAATCCCTCGTGGCGGCGATACCGCTGGCCTGCGCTCAGCGATGGGGCAGCGCGGTTTACTGGCTGGCGGCCGGTCTGTTGAACTGGGCTGTGATCTACGGGATTAAGGCGAACGGATGACGCAACCCCAACCCATAACCATCGATCCCACCGCGTCCTGGCTGCCGCCTGGTATCCGGGATGCCGGGGCCCGTGTGTTCAAGTTTACGTTCACTGCCGGTGAGCGGAGGATCTTCCGGAAGAAGGCGAAGATTCCTGTCTCGGAGTGGGCGGAGAAGCACCGCTACGTTACGATGTCGGCCCTGCCCGGTCCCTGGCGAAATGAGATCACGCCATATCTCGCCGGGATCATGGATGCCTCTTTTCATTCCGCTGTCCAGACCGTTATTATCTGCAAGGCTCCGCAGGTGGGCTGTACCGAGGCGGTTTTGAACTGTATCGGATATGCCGCGGACAGGGATCCCGGCCCGGTCCTCGCGGTTTATCCCGACGAAAAGACGGCGCGGGAGAACTCGCAGGATCGTATCCTTCCGATGCTGGAAGCCTCACCACGTCTCAGGTCGCTGCTGACGGGCGCGGAGGATGACAAGGCCGCCCTGCGGATCAAGCTCAAAGGCATGATCATGTATATGGCCTGGGCTACGTCGGCATCACGCCTGGCGAACAAACCGATCCGGTACGCTGTACTCGACGAGCTGGACAAATATCCGAAAACAGCGGGCAAGCGCGAAGCGGCTCCAGAGGCTCTGGCGGAGATCCGGACGATAACATATCGCTGGAACCGGAAGATATGGAAGATCTCCACGCCAACGATCGAGACCGCTCCTATCTGGAAGGCGTTGACACAGGAGGCGCAGGCCATATTCGATTACTGGGTGCGCTGCCCGCTGTGTGGCGAATTGCAGTTGATGAGGTTTTCCCGGGAGACGTTCAGGTGGCCGAGAGAGGAAAAGGCAATTGACGGTTCACAGTTACCGGTTGACGGCGCAAAGAATCCGAAACCGGAAACCGAAGTCCATTCTGTGGACCCGGAGAAGATCGAGGCGGAGGGGCTTGCCTGGTACGAGTGCGAGCATTGTCATGGTCACTGGAATGACACCCTGCGTGATCAGGCGGTTCGTGCAGGACAGTGGCAGGAGAGGGAGACGGGAACGACACTCCCCAAATACCTCGATGAATTCCGGCCCCGGAAGATCGGCTTTCATATTCCTTCATGGATTTCATATTTCGTTTCGCTCTCGGAGGTTGCCGCGTCATTCCTGAAGAGCCAGCACAGTCTCGAAGACTTCAAAAACTTCAAGAATAAGCACGAGGCGGCCCCCTGGAAGCAGATTGTCGTGTCGGCCGATGAAGAGTACGTCTTGAAGGCCCGCTGCGATCTGCCGGCACAGACCGTTCCGCAGGAAGCCCGGGCGTTGATGTGCGGCATTGATGTTCAGAAGTATGGATTCTGGTTTGTTGTCCGGGCGTTCGCGCCTGATGGCACGTCGTGGCTGATTCATTACGGGTTCCTGGCGGTCTGGAACGATGTGGAAAAGCTGTTATTTGAGACGGAATATCCGTTTGCCGAGAGCGGAAAGAAGATGCGGATCTTTCGCGCCTGCATCGATACCGGCGGCGGCAAAAAGTATCAGGGAATGTCGATGACTGAAGAGACTTACTGGTGGCTGCGGGATAACAGTACAGGCCGCGGCGCTCGTGTCTGGGGGACGAAGGGATCCAGCCGTGCGCTTGCCGGCAAACTCCAGCTGGGCAAACCTCTCGACAAGACGCCCTCCGGGAAACCCCTCCCCGGCGGCCTGCGTATCATCTCCGTCGACACAGAGAAGATGAAAGACGCCTATCACTACCACCTGAACCGCGCCATCGAGGAGCTTCCCCAGGGCGCGTATCTCCACGCCGGGACGGGATCGGATTATGCAGATCAGATCCTGGCGGAAGAGAAACAGATCACGGAAAAGGGAATTGAGGAGTGGGTGCAGATCCGGGTGGACAATCACCTGTTCGACTGCGAATGTCTCGCGATGCTTTGCGCCGATCCGGAGTTCCCCGGCGGTGGGATCAACCTGCTGAGACAAAAGGCGCAGGGAGCCG